ATTACTGCTTATTGTAGCCCTATCCCCTCTCTACGTCACTATGGGGTTAATGACAAGGCAAATGCAAGAAAAGGTTAATTAATCAGCAGCCTCGGCTGTATTTCCCTCTGCTACCCACGCAAGGTACTCTTGGTAGTCGGTATTTGCTTCATCGAATGGTATAAAAGATTCAACACCATTAACAGTTATTTTAACTGCTGAGTTTTGATTTGTAATCTTATTCTTTGAAAGTTTGTAGATAGGATTAGTTGGATAAGCCATAAATTTAAATTTCTGATGCTGCTTCAATAATAGTGTTATTACCAATATAAGTACCGCCTGCGTCACTTTGAAAAGAAATCGTATCTATAGAAGTATCAGTATGAGTTATAGAACCACTTGATAAAGAAGTTACTGTTATTGAAGGTGCTGCTCTCATGGTTACAGGTAAAAAAATTGTTGCCCAGAAATTACTTGAAGAATCATTATAATCATTAAATATGATAACTCTAGTCCCCGCTTGCCTGTAGTAATACCTCTGACATAAAGCAAGCTCCTGACCATACGACCTGTGTTCAAAATCAGTTGCAACGTTTCCTACTTCAAGCTGTAATCCAGTAATTTCAAATGTTGCATCATTTGTCGTGTACCAAGAAGTTGCAAAATCTCTAAAATTAGCAGCGTTATTTTTTCCTCCCCATTGATCGAAAGCTCTACCAGGTGCAGTATAATTTGTTCCATAAAACAAACCAAACATCATAAACATACCTATATCGTTAGTATTTCTTAAAGTATTATCTGCTTGACCAGGTATTGTTTTTGTAATCTTTGTCCATGTATTAGCAGCAAGAGTATATTCATAACAAAACTCTCTTTGATTACCTCCACTAGGACCATATAATCTATTGTTTACTTGAAACTGTTGTGCAACACTTGATCTAACCCAAAAAGAAATAGTTATGTTACTTGAAGCAGAAGTATAATCCCAACCAGATTGGGCTAAATCTTGACCTTCAATGTTGTAAACAAATGTCATTTCGTCACCAGTTCCTGCACCACCTGTTTGATTTCCATTTTGTATTTTAAGTGCTTTTCTAAAACCTTTTGTATATGGTGTGTCACTAGAACTAATATCTGCTTGAGTTATTGTCGGGGCTTCATCTGTTCCAGCAAATCCAACGTACATTCTATCTATAGTTTTGTAGCCAACAGATGTAGATGACGTACCACGTTGAGCCACTTGCATAGCTCCGTTGATTATTAAATTTCTATTACTTAATTGACCTCCACCTATGTTTGTAAGATTAGCAGTTGCAGTTCCATCAGTATTATTGACAGTAATAGCAGCAGAACTAGCTCCTACCCCTTTTATCGAATTGACCTTAATCTCTGACATAATTAACTAGGTTTTGGATTAGCGTCTTTAACCGCTTTGATGTGGGTCGCCCACGTTCCAGTTGTATCTAGTTTACCAGCGAGCATATCGGCATACAACATATCAAGTTGATCTCCAAAAGAAGCGTAAATTGTAGAACCATTTGTTGTTCTATCGGTTCTATAGTTTAATTTATCAAGTTCAACTCTTGCAGCGTCAACATTTGATTGGGTGATTGATACTTTGTTTCCATCTTTATCAAGTCCGTAATCAACAAAAGAATCGTCAAGCGTTGTTATAGACGGATATGCTTTTCTTATTGCTTGGTGGTCTAATGCCATTATGCTGCTACCTCCATAGCTGTTATTGTTAAACCCTCTCCACCTGACCCTGTAGGATAAACTTCTTTACTACTGCTTGAACTTTTTACTTGAGCTTTATAAGTAACTTGCGAAGTTGTGTTAGGCGAATCAAGAAAACTTAAAGAACAAGTCGCACCACTATTACCACTTCCCTCTCTATAGGTTACTATTCCATGAACTAATTCAGTTGAATCTCTTACAATATTTCCTTCGCCAAAATAACTTCCTCCAGTGTACATACCCCATTGTCCACCCATCAAGGTCACAAAAATTTTACTTGAGGTTGCGGAAGGTGTGATATTTAAAGTGCAGCCTGTAATGTCAGTAAATGAGGTGCTACTAGAGGAAAATTGTCCAGTTTTAGTAACTGATACAACTTGAAGAATTTTTCCTAAAGACGCTGTACTTGTTAAAAGTGTTGCATCTGCTGAATCTGGTAATGTAAAGATTCTGTTATTACTAGATGATGAAGGTGCTTGTAAGCTGAAAGACCCACCACCTGATGCTGCGTTTAGTTTAATCTTTGCTGTCATGGTTTAGGATATTTGTCTTTGATAGTTTTAATAGTAGCTTTCCAAGCATCTATACCTTCATTATATATTTGATCTAATTGATCTTCAATTTTTGGATATTCTACTCTACGTTGAGATTTGTAACTATCATTTTCTAAATCCCATGCAGCTTGTAATGCAGCAAGACCATCTATACATTCTTTTTCTGTAGGTTTTGTACCACCATCATGCACAATTAAATTTGCATAGATTTTGTTTTTAGAATCTGTCCAACCAAACCATTGTCCTGTTCTAAATGTAACTAAATAGTCCTCAATGTGATATGGCCTCATCCTAAGTTTCTCCTAATTTAATACAAATAAAACCCGATCTATTTGCATCTGAAGCTCCATTAATAGTTGCAGTATCATAATGAACTGTTCTTCCAAATTTAAATTGAAAATTAGAGATATCTGTAACGTCAAGGATTTTTCTCTGAGAATATGCACCATAAGCATTAGCAGCGTAAACTCCCTGATACATTAGGGTTCTATTAGCAAAAGAACTACCACCATTTATAGATACTGCTAAATGTAACCCAACATATTGGCTAGTTTGTGAGTGTTGAAAACTAAAAAATGAATCTATTAAATATTTTCCAGTTGAAGGAAAAGTAAAAACTCCACTTGATTCAGTTAATCCTGTTCCTATTTTTTCAAAATTTGAATCATCCCTTTCCCAATTCGCAGTAATATAACCACCAGAACCGCCTGGTGCTGAAAAATTACTATTTAATCTCCAACTATCAACTTCTGTTAATCCTTGAGTTATTCCAGTAATACCACTATTTGTAATCGCCATTCTTTCAACACCACCAGTTGAAAACTTAATAGTGTCAGCAGAGGGGAATGAAATACCAGTATTCGAGTCTGTCCCAGTTAGGGCTGGTGCGGAAACACTAGCATCAACTCCAGAAATACCAGTAGTGCCGTTAATGTTTAATGCCATAATTAAAGAATAACAAGGATTGCACCA